GCCACAACCCCCAACTCCAGGGTACAGATACTGCAGCGTGCGAGACCCCTGTTTCCAGGTTCTTCGCAGCATGGGCAGATCCATGTACCAAACGTGGGCGTCCGAGACGTACGTGTCACGATCATCCGTGACAACCTCTTCCTACTGATGAGATTCTGCATCGTAAGATGTACGCCTCGCCTTTGATAGTACTCCCAAAAATCAAATTCCGGATCACAGTCAACCCCTTGCTGGAGCTGCCTGATCATTTCCCAGAATGTGAGATTGCCCTCCACATCCCAGGCAGGACGGGCGGCGGGAGCCAAATCATCGACGTATGGACGTCTGGGAGGAAACTCATCGCATGCCCCTTCCTCAAAAAGGGCAGAAGCGACGACCTGTTGTTCCATAGTCAGGCGGACTTTCCAAAGTCCTCCACCCGACCCAAATCCCAACCTCGGGGGGCGCTGCCCCGCACCTCCGAGAGCATAGGGAAGAAAGAGATTCCGACCGCACAAATTGCGATCAATCTCCTTCTTCCAGCGTCTCAGGAAGTCACAGCATACCTGTCTCTCCATCTTCGGCCCCAAACACCCGCCAAGAACATCGTTCAAGACTTGCTCAGGGTTGAAATCCTCGCCTTTGATCTTCTTACGACCGGCAAAGAGACCAAGGGGGAATACCGGGATCTTCCAGCATTCAAGGCTTGGTGATGAAAGTTTCAGGATGTAGCTCTGCGAGTTGATGTTTGCGTATTCATAATCGAAGTAGGACTTGCCCACACTCTCCGAAAACTGCAATCGCTCACAATGTTTCCAAAAGCTCTCGTATGTACTCCGACGACTAACTGTATACCGATCGTCGCCGTTGATGAGAACCCCGTGAACGAGGTCCCAAAAGGGGCGGTTGTCACCGCACTCCCTCAAATTCCATACGTGAGCTGCGAGTACCATGAGACAAAGGACCGGGAAGGATGTGATCCTCCCCATAAGGGTCCCACGGTTTTGCTCGACATCATCCAGTGGAGGTCGGAAGACCTTACCTTCATACTTTTCGGGATACTCAATGATGTGCCGACCATTCGACACACGTGCCATTTTCGCCATCCAAATCGGTAGAACCGTCAAAACGGGTTCAAGCACTCCCTGTACTAACCTCTCAGGTGTTCCATCTGAAGCGCCACTGAAGTCGCTGGACTCATGTCCAAGTTCCCCAGTTCCAACCGTGGAGGCATACTTTGCCGTCTCACTGAGCATCGCAGTCGTGGGAGCACATCCCATCAACTGAAAACACCAGTACTCTTTCATGATACTGTGAAGAGTCTTCTGAAACCAGCGGAGACAGTACTGTCTACGGGCCTCGGACTTAGTGATTATTCGTACCTTGAACGGTTCACACACAAACGCGACTTTCGCGTGCGGCATTTCACCGTCCATGTATTCTTCTAAGCACATTTCTTCGACAAACTGATTCCACTTTGCCTCGGACTCGGGGTAGTGCCAACGGGTCCGGTACTCAACATTCCCGGATTTGTCGACAATTCGATCAAGCCCCTGAGGGACAGGATCTTCCTGTCTCTCGGCAAAGTCGAGTCTCTCTTCATAGTACTCGTATGTGAAGGGCTCGTTCTTGTACCGCCTATTCTTCACACTTTTGGGGAGGCGACCATTCACGGGTTGCTTCTTCATTTTCTGAAACAACGGGTGTGGCTTCTGGCCGTAGACTCCCTCCATAAACTCCGGATAAAAATCTTCGTTCTTCACGAATTCAAACTCCCGCGAGGGATAATTTTCAAAACGGAGTCCGGGTGCGACTAGATACGAGTCGTCCCCAAAACACTCGTTGACAAGTTCGCCAACAAGACCCCCGCGAGCATTCGAACGCTCGTAGCAGGATTTACTAGAACATGAT